ACATCAAAAGAAATTTTTAATACGTTACTTAACGATAAGAAAGTAAAAGCTACAACAGGTAATGATACTAGTTTTGAGTATACAAAGATACCTTTTAATATCCCACAACTAGATAAGATCACAAAGGGGGGTATACCTAGAAAAAGATTTACTCTTTTATTCGGTGGTTTTTCATCAGGTAAGTCTTATGTAGCATCACAACTATGTAAAACTGTACAAGAAGATGGTGGGGTAGCTGTATGGGTTGATTTAGAAAAGTCATGGGATAGTGACTGGATGACTAAGAGTGGGTTAAATACCAAAGAAATGATAGTATATAATCCTGATACATCAGAAGAAGCATTTAAAGCAGTTAGAAACTCTTTACAAGTTGGTGCAGACATAGTGGTTATTGATAGTGTTGCAGGTTTAGTACCTGCAGATATCTTTACACACGAAGATGGTATAGGTCATAGCCCTATTGCATGGCAATCTAGAACTTGGAATCAAATGTTAATGAGACTTATACCCGAATTAAAACATGGTGGAGCACTAGTTGCTATTAATCAGACTAGGGGCACTATGGGTAATGTTCAGATGATGGATACTATGCCCGGTGGTGAAGGTCAGAAATACTTTACACACTGCTGTATTCATTTTACTAGAGGCTCTTGGCTAACTAAACCGGGTAAAAGCGGTTCAAAGAACATGTCAGATAGAATGGGGTTTGAAATAAACGCTAGATTATTAAAAGATAAGTTTGGNGGAGAGAAATTTGAACAAGTAGTAGTNCCATTTAAGTTTGATGGTGGTATAGATATGGTTGAAACTTATGTTAGAGTAGCACTAGAAGAAGGCATTATTGAACAAAAAGGTGCTATGTATTATTATAAAACATCAAATTTTAGAGGTATGAATGCAATTGTTACATGGTTCAAAGAAGACCCTAAAGAATATGAGGAGCTTGTAGATGCCACGAAAAAGTCATACATTACAGGAGAATCTGATAGCGAGAGTGCTTGACGAGATAGGGTTACGATACACATGGCAAACGCCTGTAGGTAAATATGTACCTGACTTCATATTAACAGAAATAGATGTTATAATAGAAGCAGACGGTCCTTTTGGACACTTTGCAAAAAGAGATGCTATGAGAGATGAGTATTTAAAAGAGGCGGGGTATGAAATATGCCACATCAAAGAAAAAACATATAAAGATATAAAGGCGAAGATATGGCAGGAATTAGATCTATAAGTAAAAAGAATCCTCGAAAGAGTGGTAAAAGAACTAAAAATCAAGATAGATGGTTATTAAAATCTATTGATAATGTTCTAGGTAGAAAGAATAGCCCTCCTTCTAAAGGTAAATTCTATCCTTCTAATTTTGGTAATCCTTGTGATAAGTATCTTTATCTTGCTTACAATGGATTATTAGATTGGGATACTATCAAACCTAGGATACAAAGAATATTTGATCATGGGGGTACTTTTGAAACTCGAATGAAGAAATATTTAGAAAAAGCTAATCTTTATATTGATGATGAAGTAAGTATAAAATATGAAGATCCCCCAATTTCAGGTAGGATTGATTTTATCATTACGCATGAAAAACATAAAGAAGCTTTGTTAGAATTAAAAACTATTAAAGATGAAGATTTTAAAGAGTTAAAAGAGACTCCAAAACACGAGCATTTAATTCAATTACAAATCTATCTTAACATAACTAATCGTGATTATGGTGTAGTTTTATATGAAAATAAAAATGATCAAAATTTTAAAGCATTTAAAGTTGACAGAGATGAACAAGTCTGGCAAGATATATTAAAACGATGTGAAAAAATAATGAACATGACTACAGAACCTGAGACTTGTACAGGTATGTGGTATTGTAAATGTAAAAATAAGAGGTAATAATGGAAAAAAGATGGGGTTATCAAAACGCAATAGACTTTGCAAAACAAGAAAGAGACTCAATACCTAATGTTCCTTGGGTTCAATTTCAACAAGATGCAGCAGACACATTAGATTTTGCTGATGTTATAGGAGCTACTAATAAAGAACTAGAAGTATTCCTTGCTGTGTATGGTGGTACTAAAGCTATACTAGAACAGGTTGTAGCTAGTCATGAAATGAAACACGGAGCTATGCAAGCTCAATTTGAAGAGGAATATAATGCTGCGTTTGCTAAAGTTATGCAGGAAGCTATAGGTAAAAAACCTACTAGAGATGAAGCTAGGGGATTGATCATGTCTTCTAATAAACATCTTATAGAATTATTTAAACGAAAGACTGAAATGGAAGCTGCAAAGAAGTATGAAGAAGGTAGACTTAAGCTATATACACAGTGTTGGGTAACTATTTCTAGAATTGTAGCACTTAGGACTAAAGGAATTGACTAAACTTTAGTATAATATACTAAGAGGATTATATTAATATGGGAAAATTTAGACCACAAATATTTTTATCAATAGCATGTCTTACTACTTTATCTGTAGTTGGGCTATTTCAAAATATGCCAGAAGTATCTACAGCAACTATTGGTGGTATAATCGCTTTAGGGATGAAAATTTTAGAAGGGGAATAAAACATTAAAATAAATAGGAGAAAACAAATGCAAAGAAAAGTAGTAGTAAAATCAATGTTAAAAACTTTACCTGTTCTAGCATCCTTAGCAATAGGGGTTGGAGCAACAATAGCTATAATTAATAAAGATAAACTTGAAGATAAAGTTGCAGATAAATTAATAGCTAGACAAATTACTAAAGAACATATACCTTTACAATAATCCATGAAATATTTAGGACTAGATACTTCTAGTAAAGCTATTCATGGTGTTATACTAGATGAGAAAGAAAATTTAATATCAATTCATAAATTTACATGTAATGTTAAAAAACCTTTTAAAGAACGCTTTTCAGAGTTAATAGATAACTTTGTAGGTGACTTAGGGAAGATTAATGTAGTAAAAAATATAGACCATGTATTTATTGAAGAACCTATCTTTGCCCAAAACAGAAGTGTAGTACGCACTTTATCTGAAGTAGTGGGAGCAGTATGGGCTATTATGGTAATATGTGATCTACCAACCCAGTTAGTAGATAACGGTACTTGGAAAAAAAATGTCATCGGTAATGGTAAAGCTAAAAAAGATGATATAATGAATTACGCAATAGAAAAGTGGGGAGATAAATTCCCCGAACAAGATTATGCAGATGCGGCTTGTATCGCACTGTATGCAGTAAAGGAGAAAAATGGCAGCACCTAGAGGATATAAAAAAACTACAGGTCAAAAAGGTAAAACATATTTCTATGATAAACCTAAAAGTAAAGATACTAAAATAGAAGATAAACTTCCTAAAGGAATGACTACTGAACAATTTAATGCTAAATATTCTAAAGTAGTGTGGTGTGATTACTATAAATGTATTCATAATGAGCAGCCTGAAGGACTTAAAAGAACTATAGCTACTTTATTAAATAATGAAAACTATAAACCACTTGGACCTAAAGATGCAATGATACATGGCGTATGTAATAAATCAGAGATAGGGATTAAATTTAAAGAATTAAAAACATCGGGTGGTATAAAACACAAAGTACCTGAATGTTTTAATGCAGCGGATAATAAAAATAAAGGTGGTATGGACTTTAGTAAACTTATACAATCAGATGGAAGCCCTTATGGAGGTAGCATTGAATCAGGAAACGCGGATACTGGTTGGTCTAATGTTGCGTATAAATAATGCCTAAGAAATTTCCTAGAGCTGTAAAAGAGCGAGCATTTAAATTATATTTAGCAGATGATTATTCTGCTAGAGAGATAGCCCAACAAATTTCTGCTGAACATAAGACTGTAGTTAATGAACAGACTATTTATGCATGGATCAAACAAGATGATTGGAAACTTAAAAGGGCTGAAACTAAAGTTAGGGCAGTAGAAAAAGTACAGGAGAATGAATCTACAAAACTTGCTAAAATGCAAGATGAACATCAAGAACTTTATAAAAGTATTAGAGATAAAGCTGGTTCAGAATTACAGTTATTAAATTTTGAAAGAGCTTTTGACGCAGTTAAAGCGTTAGATGTAGGTATACAAGGTGAAAGACAGGTAGCCGAAGGTTTAATTAATATTCAATTTGTACAAGACGTAGTTAATATTCTTGTAGATGAAATTGAAGATCCTGAGTTGATTAAAAAAATTGCAGCTAAATTAAAAGTATTAATGGCATCAAAGGACAATGAGTAAAGACGATTTAACTACATATGAAAAAGCATTTGAACTACTCGCAGAAAAACTAGAAAAAAGCAATAAGTATCAAATTGGAAGCTTCTGGGAATTTACTAGAGACATATGGTCAGCAGGATTCGAGCATCCTGAATACTTTAAAGCTTGGCACGTTGGTGTGCTTTGTGAAGAAGTAGAAAAATGTATTGAAGATAAGCTTAATTATTTAGCTATTCTACCTAGAGCACACTTTAAGTCTACTATATTAGGACATGCGTTTAGTATCTGGAGAACTTTAAAAATTCAAGGTAATGCTAATATTTTATATTTATCTTATAGTGATACTATGGCTAAGTATCATATTTCTGAAATAAACAAAGAAGTTAATCGTAATCCTTTATTAAAAGATATGATGACCAATAGAGCTCCAAAAGCTGATTTTACTTTTAGATATGACACAGGTAATAACGGCACTGCAGAAATACTACATGGAGGATTG